CGGAGCTCTACGGTACACAGGTGGACATAATGATCGAGGCGAAAATGAAGGAGCAGGCGGTACTTCGGCTGTACGCGAGGCATCCTCAGCTGAACTGCAAAAAAGGCACTGCGACCTTAGCGCAACCCGGTGCGGGATGGTGCTCTAAGTTCGCCGATACATGCGGATGCTGCGGAGGGGCGCATAAGAAGACACGACGGAAGAGGCTGGTCATCGTCGACGAACTCTAATGTGAGCCGCCATTCTCCAATTCTTTTTTAGCTATAACGCAGTTTGCTTAAAGCTAGCATTGGTGATAATTGCAACGTGATGTCGTACCGTAACCGAGTGTTTAGCCTTTTCGATGTGTCATTGAGAGACGGCCTCCAGGCGCTCAAACGCACCGTGCCGCTAGCTGACAAGCAGGCGATGTTCAGAGAGATTGCAAGTACGAGACGCCCTGCAGCGATCGAGGTAGGCTCGCTAGTGTCAGCGAAGGTCTTGCCACAGATGGCAAGCTCGGACTCAATGTTCCGTTACGCGAATGCATATGTTGCAAATAACTCGCTACCGATAGATCTTTATATGGCTGTTCCTCCAACACATTACCGTCTCGATGAGGCGGTTGGACTGGGTGTGAAGAATGTATCGATTCTGGCATCAGTGTCCGACGCGTTCCAGAAAGCTAATGTCGGAATGACGTGCAATGAAACACATAAGATCATTGTCGAGGAGGCGGTGTCAGGGCGCTTCGAGAAGATGAAGGTGTACTTGTCGTGTATTGAGTATTGCCCAGTTTCGGAGCGTTTTACAGATGTCGAAAAGATCGCAGACGAGATAGCCAAGTACGCGTTCTACTCAGGAATCACAGAGGTATGTCTATCAGATACAACTGGCACTTTGCGCCAAAGCACCGCTGTAATGCTGATGTCGTCTTTGGCAGACAGACACGTTCCTACATCAAAGCTTGGCATTCACCTCCATAAGGTTGGCAACAATAGTAGTTCTGTGTTTAGGCTAGGAGCGACGTTTCTTGCCGCTGGAATCACGAAGATGGACATCTCGAACCTGCGAACTGGTGGGTGCTCAGTGACTATGCGAGAAGCAGATCTGCATGCTAACACTCATTACGATGATATCGAACCTATATACGAAACCGCAAGGCGTATCGGTCACAGCATATCCAATATGCTGCCAGGATGCTGATCGCTACTCAAACGACATCATCTGTTTCAATTGTCTTCGGCGTTCGAACTCCTCTGGTGTAGTAAGTCCGTCTTTACCAGCGAATAACTGACGGTATCCCTTGTACAAGTTGTAGTTCGCGTACATAGGGTTCAAGAACCTAGAGAGAAACACCACGACCAGCGCGGCGAAGAGTATTCCTGCCAGAGCAATTCTTCCGTATACCAGAGACATGACTATCACGATTAGTAACGCGAAGACAAATAGCTGGGTCAGCACGAATAGTGTCTCTATCAACCGCTTCGCACGCATCCCAGCATCAAAATCGTAATGCATAAATTGGAAGAAAACCATACCCTCGTTGTTCACAGGTTCGAAGTAGTACTCATATAGGGGCATCGGTGTTAAACGCGGAAGCAGTACGTCAAGAACAGCCTGTGGCCATATGTGAAGAATCGGAATTCGTGTGTAACATTTGAAAGCGTAGAATGGTCTGAATTGTGAGTCGCGCATAATCGAGTCATCCCAGAACCCTTTATCCATAACATTGTGTAGATTGCGCATAATGGCTGCATCATCAGTGGCAATAATATAGGCCCCGCTGCGTGCAGGCCTTAGACCTACCTCGATGATTTTGTCGTTTCTGTACTGAACGTTGACAAATCCGGTATGTCCTCTCACGTTGTCCTGTACCCAAGCAACCACATTCGCCGGCGCTGGCGTATCTGGCGAGACGTACTTCCACACATCGGTGAACCCGTTCTGTTGCTCTGAATATACATACGTGAGTTGGTATACGATCCGTCCGTTGTGAAGGACGAAGTCAGTCATTCCTTCTCTCCCATCTACGAAGTCAGACCACATCATGTGATCGTAGTCAGAATAGCTACGGAGCTGTCCTGCGTTCTTTATCTTGAAGCAGTTCTTGGACGCAGCACTGAGATGGCCCCATCTAGGCTTGATGAATATTGGATATTGCACTCGGTCCTCTTTTCCTCGTAGGTCTTCTAGTTTTCCACACCGCATTCCTTGTGACTTAGCTACAAATAGCTTGTCATATACGTGCCTGTTCTCTGGATATCTGACGTACGCAGTCCCGTCGCCGGTCGTTACCGAGCTAGTTATATGGTGGTTATATGGGTCGAGATAAGGGTTTCTGTATCCCATAAACTGGCACCAATCCTCTTCATGTGACAGTAGCTCCTGAATGAATGGCTTCACCTCCATGGTCTTACATAGTATTCAGATTTAATTACGTTACAACGTATCAAACGTGATTAAAGTTCATAGCATTGCTCCTCCACGTAAGCGCAACACAAGGTGGAGGGTGGACTCCTTCTGGATGTTATAATCGGACAGTGTGCGGCCATCTTCCAGTTGCTTCCCAGCGAAGATCAGACGCTGTTGGTCAGGCGGGATCCCCTCTTTGTCTTGAATCTTTTGTTTCACATTATCGATGGTGTCTGAGGCCTCCACCTCGAGTGTGATTGTTTTGCCCGTGAGTGTCTTGACGAAGATCTGCATTATAACTTCTCCACTCAACAACGGTTTAAATCTTTTTCTCACGTCTACATAATGGCTAACGAGACGGGAACTGTTATTTTCACGTGCCCTCACTGCAATCTGCTGGGTGTCGTACTGGAGAAAGACATCAATTGCGCAATATTCAGACACGGTGCGTACATCGTGAATTCACAGCCAATAGATCCGCACGCACCAAAAGAGGTATGCGATCAGCTAGTTGCTGACGGATTGATCCACGGGTGCGGCAAACCGTTCAAGCTAGTAAGAACAGGAGAGAATGGAAATGCCTGGTCTGCCGAAGTTTGTGATTATCTCTGAGTTACTCCATGAACTCAGATTCGAAGTCATACGTACATCGCTGAAACGGGTTGCCGTACACATACATACTCGCAGCTCTGAACATAGGCGATCTATGTGTCCAGATAAACAACTGTTCGTCCTCGCTATAAAAGCTATCTACCGATTTCGCTACGCCAAATCTTATACCTAGCGCCTGCGAATAAGAAGTACGCTTAACGAAGTTGCAACCTCGTTTAATGAGATCGAGGATAGGCCCCCATCCAAGGTCTGCACGTTTCAGTGCTATTGCTTGCAACTCAATGGAGCGCACGATGTTCTCTGGTATTTTTCTCTATGCTCGCCATACATTATCAATCACAGCATACTCTAAATAGGTTTAGAGCATGCTCCGCTCTACTACGAAATGCCAATCCTAGCTGACTATGTATGGCTATCGCCCGTCGGATTTCGTTGGAAGACACGCGTGTTCCATGATACGCTTGATACCGATTCACAAGGACTTCCTGTTTTCCCTGAATGGGATTACGATGGGAGCTCTACAGGCCAGGCAGAACCTACAAAGCGTGGTGGTTGCACAGAGATACGCCTCATCCCAGCATATGTGTGTGACGACCCGATGCGTCCCGGCTATGATCATCCAAGGCGCGGGAAGGACTTCTGCAGGGGCTACATCGTTCTCTGCGACATCACGCATCCCGATGGTACACCTGTCTCTGACTGGCGCAGGCCGTGGGCGAGAGATGTGCTGAAAGCTGCAGGAGGAATGCAGCCATGGTTCGGAATCGAACAGGAGTTCTATCTCTTCGATCCTAGAACACGTACCCCAGCCGGCTTTCCAGATAGCCAACACATCAGACCGCAAGGTCCCTACTACTGCCGAATGGGTGAGAACAATGGAAGAGGCGTAGTCGAGAAGCATATGGAGATGTGCTTGAGTGCTGGCCTCAAGATCAGCGGTACGAACGCCGAAGTGGGGCCGTCTCAGTGGGAGTACCAAATAGGGCCATGTGAGGGTATCGAGGCAGCTGACCAACTAATGGTGAGCCGTTACCTACTAGACCGTATCTCGGAGTCTGCTGGACTGGCTGTGTCTTGGAATCCGAAGCCGATCCTGGGCAACTGGAATGGCTCTGGATGCCATGTGAACTACAGTACCAACAAGACACGAGGAGAGGTAACAGATGTCGATGCTTATCAGGCGCTGACCAACACCATTAAGGGCCTGGAGGCGACACACGCAGCAATGGCTCTCACGTTCAGCTCTGATAACCTCAAGCGGCTTAGCGGAGAGCTCGAGACGTCTAGACACGATGTTTTCACCTGGGGTGTAGCTACTCGTCACACGTCTGTCAGGATCCCATCTCGGGTTGCATTCGCACGAGCAGGCTACCTTGAAGACAGACGCCCAGGTTCCGACATGGATCCTTACTTGACGCTTGGGACGACCGTTCACGCCGATATGCAGAAGGGAAACCATTGATGTCACAACAAGGCCTAAAGAACAAATGCATAGACAGACTATACATGGCAACGGATTCTAGGACATTGACTGACATATGCACAAGCGACCTTGCTGGCTGCTCGGGAGCAGGGCACGGCGCTGTTTCTGGCACTGACAAGCTAGACTGGCATAGCTATCTACCTGTATATGAAGAAGTACTCGCTCCATACAGGGATAGTGCTACGCGAGTGCTTGAAGTGGGTATTCAGGGTGGGGGAAGTATTGCACTCTGGCAGCGTTACTTCACACAAGCGATGATCGTGGGTATCGATGCTACACAAAATGCCTTAACGTCTGGCAGCAAAACGAAGATATACCCAGATCGTGCGAGTTTGTTATGGCAGACAGATGGATATTGTCCGGGAACACTTGAGCGACTTAAGTCGTCATCCGCACCTGATGGTTTCGATGTCGTAATTGATGATGGGCCTCATAGTGTTGCGTCCCAATGCTACTTCGCGAAGTTCTATTCTAGTCTTGTTAAGCCCGGAGGTCTGCTAGTCGTTGAGGATATTAATGGAATGGAAGCCGCCCAACAGATATTGGCGCAACTACCACCATTCATGGATGGCCACATTCGTGATCTGAGAAATATTAAAGGTCGTTTCGATGATATAATGGTGATCGCGACACGTACAACAGAATGATCGTGCAACGTGTTTGAATGACTACAAACATGTAGCAAAACGCTATAAAGAGTTCATCATAATATGACTAGTATGCCATCTGCGTTCACAACGATTCTCGGTCCGATCAGTCGCCGCCACTCTGAGGCGATTGCTTCAATATCGTCAGGTGAAGCAGATAAGCGGTTGGTATTGTCGTTCTATACCGAATGGGTCAACGGATGTCTGATGGCCGCAGACCGGCACCCGCCGTCACAATGCGATGGACTGCTACTAGAGCAGCTAAGTGATAGCTACTGGGCGAATACGGGGATGCTTGCGCTCATAAGACAGACTAATTCAACCGGCGGTCGGATGTTATCCGATATGCGCCTTATGGACAGCGTAGCCAGTAATATCGTGACGAGTGGGGACATCATCGGATTCGATCAACTGATCAAGGGAGAGGTTCGTATTCCGCTCGGATCAAAATCACCCCTCAACTCGTGGCGCGCGAGCTGCGATCTTGCGGCGAAGACATATCCACGAATGCTCGAGCATTTCTCTACCAAAGAAGATGCTGATATACCGGAGCCGCTCACTACTCACCAGATTGCTGACGCGGCATCGTGGTGGTGCGGCTAGCAAGCGCGCTTTTCGCACACCGCACTGCATCAGGGCCACACACGGATGAAAAGAACTCTATGTTCGAAACGAGATGCGAGATCTCTTCATCTGTAAGCCATTTCGAGCGTCTCGCCTGCATCTCTAGATATGGCGGTACTAGATCATAGCGCCCGCAGTCAGACGCAAGGAAGAGAATCCTATTAACGAAATAGACTGTATGCATACGTACGTCAAGAACGAAGTAAGCACCTGATCCAGGATCTGCCACCTTATCTGCACTGATGCTTGTTAGCACACCAAGTGCCATACGCTTCGATACAGTCTCCAGTATTCCAGCTGATTCCATCGCCCACTCAACGCGCGATGGACTGAACTCTCCGGCCTTTCCATACCATTCGAGAGCCATCATACGATCACCGTTGGCGTTCGCGTGTCTTGCAAGCTCCATAGCTGCAAGATATCGCTCCTCAGACCATCCACCATCCATCTCGGTTGTTCGCTTAAAAAAAGGCACTGCTCGATCCATCTGGCCTGCATCTCTGTAACTCTGGGCGGCGTAATACACGTATCTAGGGATCATCGATTTAGGTGTGGCTGGGTCAAGTATTGCAGCCGACAGTATATCTCCATCCCTCGAAAACTTTGTCACGCTGTCCTGTGAACTTCTGCATCCAAGGACTCTGTTATGGCGGACGAAGTAGTCCCCTTCAATATCTGCAACGCTCGGTTGAACATCCACACATCTCACGTACTCGTGCAACACGCCCACCCACTCCCATTTCCTCTTACTGGAGAGAATGAATGGACGATGATACGAAGCTCCACCTGACCGCAGTCGTAGCCTGTACATGTCGTGACTTAACTCTGGAAGGATGAATGATCCATCTATGCCATCGTCTGCGTCGAATGTGACGACATAATCTGCATGCTTCACCGCCTCGTTGAGAACGTGGTTCCTGTTTGTGGAGAAGTCGCTCCATCCACGGTCTGCGAAATGCCCCGGAATACCAAGCTCGTCCATCTTTCTCTCTATAACGGCTTTGGTGTCGTCAGTAGATCCAGTATCAGAAATAACCCAGTAGTCTGGTCCAAAGTGTTTGCTGATGATGTCGAGTGTATCGGCTATTATTGAAGCCTCGTTTTTGACAATCATCATTAGTGCCAGCCTGTGTGCTTTCGGCATATCTGGATGCTTTCGAGACAAGTGTTTACGTACTTGCAGTGATACATTATTTTCTGAAGTTAAGATATACGTAATGTCATTCACCCGGTTCAACAATGATCCTTGCCGCACACGTAAGCTGTTACAAGAGTCTACGGGCCCAGGGCGGTATATGATCGATGTGCCAGGAAACGGACCAAAACCTTGTTTCATGGAGGATCCATTTATCCGATTGCAGAAGTGGGGTGCTAACCTTCAGACTGACACTATAAACTTGGAGAGTGAGCTACTTGGAATAACGAGAAGGATTGGTCGTGATTGTGTAGACCAGAAGCCTACTGTCGTTGTGAAGTCTAAGAAAGTGGAGTATCCAGTCTGTCAGCCTTTCACAGAGCAGCCAAGAGCTACGAATCCTGCTTGGATGGTGAGAGATGTTGAACAAAACAACTTTCAGTACCTTCCACTCGATCCACAGGAGAACACTTGCATGCCGTTCCAGAACAATCTTAATACACGACTGATCGAGCGTGATAACTTCAGAGCAGTGGCACCCGGGTGCTTGAGTAACTCACCAGGCCCCCTTCACATGGCGCCGTTCTCAGGAACAGCCCAGCCTCAAGGACTCTGTGACAGGCTAGGCACGTGCGGTACCATCTAGGTTATCATTTGCGGACAAAGCAAATAATAATCTCATCAGGATTATATAGATGGCAGAGTTGATACCACTTGTCGCTCTTGGAGGCATGTACATCATTGCTAACCATGATAAGAAAGAGCAGAAAGGCGAGGGATTTGCAAATATGGGGGCTCCTCCGAATGCACTCCCTGGCGTGGTGCCGCCTACACCTCCTGTAAACTACCCAACTACGAAAGGTGTAAGTAGTACGAACGTGCGGAAGTACCCTAACCCTAATCAAGCAACAGACAAGTACTTCGCCCAGGGTGTTGTTCAGGCAGTGGAGAGAAATAACCCGCCCAATAGTGTTGGTGGGGCAACAAAACAAACTATTGGGTTAACTGGAGAACCGATCGACGCGAGCAACTTCAAGCATAACAACATGGTACCATTTTTTGGCGCCAGAGTGAAAGGTGCAACCGCTGATCTGAACACCGCTGAGGGTACTCTCGATAATATGCAGGGCGCAGGATCGCAATACAGGCGAAAGACGGAGCAGGCACCGCTATTCAAGCCACAGCCAAACATGTCCTGGGCTAACGGAATGCCTAATATGAGCGAGTTCTACTTGTCCAGACAGACTCCTGGCACAAGAATGGCTAACGTGAAGCCTTGGGACGAGGAACGTGTTGCGCCTGGCCTCGGTCTTGGCTACACAACTGGCGACAGCGGCATCGGCTACAATGCGGCAGTTGAAGACAGAGATGCTTGGCTGCCTAAGACTGTTAACGAATTGCGCGTTGATACCAACCCTAAGATCACATATGGTCTCGAAGGACACCAGGGTCCGGCGAATGCATACATTAAGGACTACAGCGGTGTTCAGCAACAAGGGCGCGTGGAGAAGAACAGGCCGGACACAGACTATGTAGTCGGCCCCAGCCGATGGTTCACCACTACTGGTATGGAGAAGGCACAAACTGCGCGCGGTATCGAAGTTCTTCAGCACGTGAATAGACCTGAGACGACATCTGAGTACTATGGCAGCGGCGGTCAGGAAGGAAAAGCTACCTACATCGCTGGAGAGTTCCGCGACGCGAAACGTCAGCAACTTGAGTCACCAGATGTACGAGCGCCTAGAGGTACAGCTGCACCCAGCACTGGAGACTACGGACACGGGTCGTATCAGAAGCTATGCAACAACCGCACCACTGTGAAGCAGCCACAGTCTACTGGTGGCGTGGAAGGTCTTGTGAAGGCAGCAATCGCGCCTATATTGGATGTGTTGCGGCCTACACGCAAGGAGAACGTGGTTGGTAACCTCCGTCCAAACGGAAACGCAGGCTCGACCGTATCGGCCCTACCAGTGTACAACCCGGCTGATCGCACGAAGACGACTATCAAAGAGCAGACAGAAGGAAAACTTGGATTTGATCATCTTAATATGCAGGGACAGTCTGAGAATGCCTATCTCGTCAGTAAGCAAACATCTGTGGCTCAGGAACGCGATACGACGAATGTTTGCTATGGAGGTAGCGCAGCACCCGCAACATCATCTGCGACATCAAGCTATGCAGCTGCATACAACCAACGCAACAATCCGAACAAAACGTACGCAAACCGCCCGAACCACGGATCTACTAGTACGCTCAACAACTCGATGAATATCTCGATCGGTCGCCGTGATGCTGACAGACAGAATACTCGTGCTTACGCACCTGCTGGCCGTATCAACAGCGCAATTCCTAGTGTAGAGACATATGGAGATGTGAATATGCCGCAGTACTACAACAACTGTCAGGGATGCGAGCGCATTGACCCAAGCATCCTAAAGGCGTTCAAGGAAAACCCATATACGCAAAGCCTGCACAGCTGGTAATCTTTGAGCCTAAATAACCTTAAACATTGTACCAACTCGTTATACAATGCTTAACATCCATCAAGATATCAAGGAGAGGCTCGATACATTTCTCAGTGGAAGCCGCATCCCAAATCTGATATTCCATGGGCCATCTGGAGGCGGTAAACGCACAATCGCAAACGAGTTCGTATCGAGAATCTACAACGACGATAAGGAGCTTGTACGGTCTTACGTACTGTGGGCAAACTGTGCTCACGGCAAAGGAATCCGATTCGTTAGAGAAGACCTGAAGTTCTTCGCCAAAACCAATGTCAATTTCCAAGGCGGTCACGGTTTCAAAACAGTGGTTCTCGAAAATGCTGACTCGCTAACAATTGACGCCCAATCCGCTCTAAGGAGATGCATCGAGTTGTTTAGTCATACTACTAGGTTCTTCCTCATAGTCGAAGACAAGCATAAGCTTCTTCGACCGATCCTTTCAAGGTTCTGCGAGGTGCACGTACCTCTCCCAGAGGTCGCAGGCAAACCGACCAGTCTGCATTCCTATCACATCAAGGCAAGTTTCGGAGATGACAAGCACGAGACTCGCGCAGCGGTGACGTGGCTCAAGAAGAAGATACTCACACTCACTACACCCGGTTACCAAGAAGTCATGGCGATTGCTGCCCAAGCGTACGAACGTGGCTACTCCGGTCTTGACGTGCTTGAGTACATACAGACAAGCAGCTCATTGAGCCCTACCGAACGTGCAGAACAGCTCATTGGATGCCATCGTATTAAGCGCGAGTTCAGAAGTGAGAAGCTATGTATGCTATGCATGCTCTCGTGGTTACTTATACGTTCGGACGGACAGTTTAAAAATATGCACGTCGTCTAGAGTAATGGACGACTTTTCAGTAACGAGTCTTTCAGAGTCGAAGAACGAGTGGTGTGCGCGCCTTGTTGGTATCTTCACTCCCGCCGTAATCGCCGGATTGAGATCGATCTTTGAAGAGGCAGTGACACTGTGCAAGGAAAACGACGAAGAGGACAAGTACCTCCTCACGTTTCAGACCTTCCTGCGAAGGGTCCCTAAGTGGAACAAAACAATCATCGATACGGAACAGAAGCGCATTGCCGATACCTCTGGATGCGGATACCTAGAGGATCTTGTGACTTGCGTACATATTATCCAACTGAAATCGCTCACTTGCATCCGGGTAGGACAGGAGCAGAAGAAGGTGGAGGTGAACGTACCTTCAGTTGAGGAATTCGTGCACAAGGTCTACATCGCTGCTGCACGCAAAGTCTACGCTAATGTCTATCTGTTCGACGCCGACGCTGCTCCTTTGCAGATCCAGAAGCACAACAGGGAACTGGAACTGGTTGTGCGCGAGTGCATCATGGAGACGATCAGGGCATCAATGCCTGTAGAGGACATCCTGCGTGCATATTTGGCCGAGACGGAGGAAGAAGAGACAGAAGTGCGTGAGGAAGTGATCGAGCGGCCCGCACCTGATCAACCGGTGGTAGACGCTGCCCCAGTTGAGGAAGCGGTTGTGGAATCAGAATCTCAAGAGCCAGATAGCTCGTCCGATCAAGACTCGTCTAACCAAAAGCCTCCTGAAATTGCTGTTGACACAATCCAAGAGGTACCACATCTCTCTTTCTCAGATGTAGACAAAGCAATGACTTCGCAAGGCGTAGAGGTCGCTATTGAGGCCCCGAAAACAGTGGAGAGACTCGAGAAGATTGCACAAGAGGCACGCGCTAAGCGCAAGGCTGAGGAAGAAGATGATGACGATATGCCATTGCGAATTGGCGAGGAAGTACGTCTTGAGATTGCTGATGTCAGCGACCTCGGTCGCCCAGTGAAGCTCAACGATGCACCAGTGCTTGAGATCGAAAGCTTGTCCTAAATGCGTTGGGGTCGTTGAACGTTTTTAGCGCTTGAATCTAATGGAACAAAACTCGTTCGTACTCGCAGCGATTGTGGCAGTGCTTTACGCAATTGGCAAGATCGCCGAACAAAAGTTTCTGCTTAAGGAGGACGTCGCACTTAAGACAACTCTCCGAGACACGCTCCTAGTATATGGGTGTGTGGTGGTCAGCAGCTTCGTAGTGAGCCAAGTAGGTGACGTTGCAGCTGGTAAGTCGCCAGTATCCGCATTTACAGGTGCGCCTGATTTCTAAACGTACGTCTGTTACATCATAACACACGTTCTTCTGAATCCATATTGCCGATACAATCGCTCCAGATTATATCGCCTAAACCGATACTTATTGATAGCTTGGTAACGAGTCTATGTTGATTACCTTCGCACTTCTGTTGATCTTCTTCTTTGGAACGACGAATCTCTCGAAGTATCCACTCTCGATCACTGCCTCTGGTGTATGGTTATGCACAGTTCTCGAGATCATCTTATATAGTTTGAAATCTGGATATCGCTCCTCACCGTTCTGCTTGTAAAGCACGTTTCTACCTTTGTCGTCCATGCACCAGCCCACAATCATCCTGCGTGCAGCAGTATTTGGACTTTTTGGAGCATCTTCCACATCGTCTATGATGAAATCGTAGAGAGAACAAGCAAGCCTACATAAGTCGAAACTGAAATTCGGTTCTAACCGTGGCTTGTCTGGGTTGAAGTATGGCTCAAAGTTGTACTGTGCAGCGGCGTCTCCCTTCGGATGGTAGCTGTCACTGCATACCACGTTCCCTCTGAACTTGTAGATAGCGCGACCGAAGTCTATGATTTTGTAGAGCTTTCCAAACGTGGGGACCTTGTAGTGCTTGTTGTTGAACTTGTAGTTCAGGAAAGTCTTGTCCGTATGGACGTACATGATATTGTTGGTGTGGAGATCGTTGTGTGTGAAGCCGAATGTTTTGCCATACGCCAGTAGTGTGAAAACGATCTGCGCCATCATCGAGCCCCATTCCTTATCCGTTATGTCTCCATCCTGCTCGACAATCAATGAATCAAGTGTGTAGCTGCATTTCTCCATCGCGATTACTTGGACCGGAAACTCTCTGATCGTTGCGAGAAGAACGTCCTCGCTTGCAGTGGAGTAGCTGTCACTCTTCGACCCGTGGGAGCGGCCGTCATCTCCACTTCCACCATCATCGCTTTCAGCCTCTTCATCGCCGTCGCCATCAGTCACTGACGACCTGGAAGAGCAATCAGAGCTGCTATCTGATTTACGTGTAGCCTCGTTCGTTATGTCGAAAGAGAATACCAGTCCAGCGTCTAGTGCCGGAGATGCATCGACTGCAGACCCGTTTGTGAACATCGTGCCAAGTTGGTCTAGATCTGCTATATCGCTTAGTTGTAGGATATCAACTGCATCTTCGTCGTTTGCGATGGCGAGTTTGTTTTTGTTGCGCCGCGTGTCGAAGTTGAACATGTCATTCGCATATGTGTTATCCACGTCGAATAGGATGCCACGGTTCTCGTGGAAGAACGGAGAGCCGTTGAGATACTCAACATCATCGGCAATGTTGCACTGGAAATCCCTCTTCGTAGCCAGGAAAGACCCGTAGAAGTCGAGAGAGTGCGGGAACTGATGCGTGTGCAGCAATTGGCTACTCAAGTATGTGAAGAAGCTATCCACATATGCTGAATTGTTTGGATCTTGGCTCTTGGCGTGGCACGACTTCTCTCCGAAAGATGGAAGGCCTAAGAGGTTGTTGTCTGACACATCGTACCTGCCCATTAGGTATTTTGTTGGATCAAGTAGTGGGCTGTACTTGAAAAAGACCTCCGCTTCGCGAGATGCGCCAGACGGATCAACGACTGTTGCGCTGCAGCTATTGGTATTGTGCATCTTGGTGATGGAATTCATGCTATAGTGATTGTTGAGTGTCACTCTATCACAGTTTCTATCGTTCAGTGAGAAGAACCTAGTATAGATAGGAACATAGTTCTGAGGGCGTTGCAGGTTGAGAAACTCGGGAGATGCGGCCACTTCATAGAGAGATGCGTTATCCAACTTCTTGTATGTGAACTCCATTAATTTCGGAATACAATTTTTTGTGGCCGCGTGAACTTACAAGCCACGCGTATGTGATTGGTAATTTTTTTCGTCTGGAATTATACACATGTCAACGGAGCTAGAACTCAGTCGTTTCAGTATGCGTAACATCAGTTTCAAGCCTGATGAGAACAAAGGACCTGTCGTGGTACTAATTGGTAGGCGTGACACAGGTAAGAGTTATCTCGTGAGAGATTTACTGTTCTATCACCAAGATATCCCGATCGGCACTGTTATATCAGGAACAGAAGCTGGAAACGGTTTCTATAGTTCACACGTCCCAAAACTGTTCATTCACGACGAGTACAATACAGTGATTATTGAAAACATCCTCAAGCGTCAGAAGACCGTCCTCAAGCAAGTCAAGCGAGAGTTGGATACGTACAAGAAGACCACAATCGATCCTAGGGCGTTCGTAATCCTCGATGATTGTCTATATGATGCCACGTGGACTCGTGACAAGATGATGAGGTTGCTGTTCATGAACGGTCGACACTGGAAGATCATGCTCATTATCACTATGCAGTATCCTCTCGGTATCCCTCCCAACCTGCGCACCAATATCGACTACGTCTTCATCTTAAGAGAGCCATATATCAAGAACAGGAAGATCATCTGGGAGAACTATGCCGGTATGTTTCCAACGTTTGAGTCGTTCGCGCAAATAATGGATCAGTGTACAGAAAACTATGAGTGCCTTGTTATCAACAATAATGCGAAGAGCAACAAACTGAGCGACCAGATATTCTGGTACAAGGCTGAGCATCACGGACCTTTCCGGCTGGGATCGAAGGAGTTCTGGGATCTCTCCAAGGATATCAACTCTGATGATGAGGAAACAGAAGCATATGACCCGAGTACACAGAGGCGTCGAACTGGTCCGAAGATCAGCGTCCGTAAGAGTACTAGCAAATGGTAAGTCGTTTGTATGTTAGTAGGTACTATAACATACATACATACTGTAGTATTAGGCCTCTTCAACTATGTAGGTGTCTGTTATCGATGCGTCGGAGGGATATGTGGCGGTAGTGATTGATACAGGTTCGCCTATTTGGTCTAAACTTGTCCCTATGGTTGAGAACTGCTCTATGTCACAGACATTCGTGAAGCGCACCATTTCGTTCGCAAGACCTATGTTAGAGTTCTTGTGTGCGCACATGTACGTGAGACCGTTCTTAGGCCCGTTGTACGTACCCAATATCCCAGATGTTTGACCGCGCTCGTTCGCAGCTACTGCTGTTGGTATCCAAGTTTGCACATTATTGTACACATACGTACTTATGAATGCCTCAGGAAAGATATAGAACACATACATGTATTCTTTCGGTGAACCATCTACTTTGAATGTCTTGCCGTGGAGGTCATCTATTGTCTGCTTAACAGATGGATTTGCATTAAGATTTACCACTATCGCGTCTATTAGAGGCTGAGCATTTGATAACCCCGTATTAGTCGAGAATCCTGGATAGTTCGACGCTGGGGTTGTAGGTGGAATGCCATCGAATGCTGTTAGGTCCCAGTCTACAGCCTGAGCATAAGACGCCGCCGGCCAGTCGTTCTGCGCGTCTTTCAACACATCCACGCTGATTGCGTAGTAGAGTGGGGTCAGTTTAGGTCCCCCGCCTGCGACGAGGACATCCCAGCTACCTTGGAAGAACTCTACCGGAAGTAATGCCATCCCTACATAGTTGTAGAATTGAGACTGATCATCTCTGACAGGAGTTTGAGACATGGTTGCCATCATCGATGATAAGTCACTCGTTATCCAAGCGTTCAGCTCAGCAAGGCGGTACCATACATCACAGTTGAAGAGAGATGCTGGTGTGCCATATGGTCCGGCTACACAGTCCTTAACACCGTCTGCACCCGGTGCAAACTGACCTACGTGTCTCCCTACGCCACCTGCAAGCTGGTTTATACAGAAGATCCAATCTCGCTTATCACCGTCTGCGCGTCTACGGATATGTGGTATTAGTGCGCTCTGCTTGTTAGTTGTAGGTGGGAGACCTTGTAGTTTATCTCCTATCTGTACAAGCATAGAGTTCGCACCATATGACATGTTCGCGGCTCCTGCTCCCATAGTACGTATCTTACTCATATGTACTATGTCTAGATTATTAGGTTACTCTTGCACTATGTATGTGGTTGTTATATCGCCAGATAATGGATACGCTGGGCCTACATTTGACGAGATAGTTCCAGGAGCAGACGCGCTTGCACCAATTACTGATACTTGGTCGGTATCGCAAACGTTCTGCAGTTTACACATTCTTATATTCGGCATCAGGCCAACACCACCTCCATATTTTGTCGCTACAGCAAACGTTAATCCATTCGCGCTGCCTCCATTGCTAGTATAGTAATTACCCCATTGGGATGCTCCTCTATCGTTTACTGCCTGTGCTGCCTGAATCCAGGTTACCATGTTCGACATCACTGCACCTTGGACGAAGTTCTCTGGGAAAATGTACACTGCATATCTCAAATTACCTGAGTATCCTGGAATATGGAATGTTTTCCCAAATAGGTCGGTAAGCGTACTTAAAACATTTGCATTCGCTGGATCATTAAGGTTGTTCGTAATTGCTGTTCGTAGAGCTAATGCGTTACCTCCTGTCCCAGGACCTGATAGAACATCGAGAGTTGTTGATGATGGTGCAGTAGTGCCAAAAGGTGTTAGATCAAAATTAGGTACTTGGCCGAGTGTTACGTCAAGCCAGAGTGAATTGTCTAAAAGAGCATCTATTGCAAGAGCATAGTTAGAGAATGTCTGATTATATGTCTTGCCGCTGGTAAAAGATGCACCAGCATCGATGCTTCCATTAAAAACGCTCGCTGGCAATAAGGTTAATCCAAGATAGTTATAGAAGTTGGGATTATTAGGGTCGACTGTGGTTTGATTCATAGTTGCGAACATCGAAGATAATTGAGTAGTAACCCAGGTGTTTAGTTCGGCGAACATATACCAAGCATCACAGTTGAATAGTGGCGTTGCAAGTGATAACTCATATCCATGCTCATGAGGACGTTCTGTACAGTCCTTGACACCATCCGCTCCTGGAGCGAACTCTCCTGCATGTCTTCCTACACCTCCAGCCAGCTGGTTTATACAGAAGATCCAGTTGCGCTTGTCACCATCAGCACGTCTACGGATATGAGGTATGAGCTCTGCACGCTTATTTGTAGTAGGAGGAAGACCTTGCAGTTTGTCTCCTATCTGAACAAGCATTGAGTTTGCGCCATATGACATGTTTGCGGCTCCAGCGCCCATAGTACGTATCTTACTCATCTATACAATATGGCAAGACTTTTGTAAATAGTGAATATTGTTAGTAAGATGCAGCAATACCAATCACTCCACACGCCAAGCGCTGTCCTGCATTACCGGTTTTTGTTGACTCATCGTCACCTCCAACTCCAAGATCGTCTTTATCGGCGTGTACGATGATCATTCGACCGATAATACTTCTGTCGTTCTTTGGATCTGTACTGAGACCGCTTACCGTAAATCTGCCACGAGCATACCCATCGCGTGATCTGATATTACCTAGGTCTCCGGCGTGCCGTACTATCGAGTTACGACCACCATGAGAGACGCCATCAGGATTGAAGTGCGCACATCCGGATGTACATCCCTTAGTCATGTCTCCACACTCATGAACATGGAATCCGTGTAAGCCATCACTAAGACCTTCTATGTCGTATTTCACAACGCATTTACCTCCGCGCTCTGAAAAGTGAACTACCCCCTTTATCGAACCAGACAATACAGCAACTGCTTTGGTGGGCAATCTCCCTCCACAGCCCTCATATGGCGCGCATGAACTTCGCATACTGAAGCCACGTACGCCCTGCTTGCAACGCTTGCGTGTGAAACGACGCGGAAGAGAGAACGTCTTACCGTCACTCCTTCGACAAGACTTGGCTTTGGTACTGTGTCTGCAGCAGTTCATTTCTATGATATGCTGCGATAATCGTTATACGACCTTCTCAAGTTTGTCAGCTACACATTTGTTCGCAGCGATGAAGGCTTCCTTGTCGAAATCAGCGGAGTAGTCGTGCTTGCAGTCATGGTTAAGCCTATGTACAGGACAAAAAGAAAGACTGCAGTAGCACTTTCCAATAATTTGCTGAGCGGGGTTCAGCTTCCGCTTACAGTCATCAGCGCAACACCTCGTGATCATCCTTACTTGTTAGTAAGATTATATCATCGACGTTTCTATGTCGTTTTAACAGATGTAGGCACACGTTGCCGGGCGCGTGAAGGTGGTCGTCGCACCGAACCAGTTCGTTTCTGCAATCGACAACGCACCTTGCGGCCACTGTTTGTGGCAGAGACACGAGGTCGATACCTCGATCCATAGCCCTAGCACTGCGCAGAGGATTAGGAGCGCCAGCATCGTGATGATCGTCGCAGCGATGTCGTCAGGCTGTCCTCCAGGGTATCTGTGGTAGTACGTGTGAGAACCGATACTGTCAACGTATAGTGGTTCGCGGCACAGGGGGCACAAAGGGTTAAGCCCTTGCAGGCCATTCGCGCACGCGGAGTGCAGCTTATGCCCGCAGCGCAGCACCCTCACATTCTGGCTGAGGCTCTCCAGGCATATACAGCAGTTTTCGACTTTACAAGACATCGTCTATATGAGATATGTGCTGCTTTGTAGGTGCACAGTGATTCAATTTCGTGATTAAATGCACACGATATTGAATGTGGTCTTCATAACTTACTCATCATCAACGCCATCAGCCTTGATCTCGCTGACATCCACCTCATTCTGTGTAGCGTTGATCGTAAGCTCGCTGAGGCCGTGATCACCAAGCGTGGTCACGACGTTCTCATCCTCGAACAGCTCCTTGCGGATGTCTGCCACCGAGACATCTTCACCAAGAGCTCCGTCGAACGTTGTAATGTCCTTCACACTAACAAGGTTACCCTCGGCATCCACAGTCTGGGTAAGCACATTGCCAGTTTCCAGTGCCTTCTTCTTGTTATCCTCGATAGCCTGCTTTTTGGCAGCCTTCACACGTTCTTCGAACTCCTGCTTAGCACGGGCCTCATTTTTTGTCTTCTCATGCATTAGCTGATTGAGCTCGCTCTCCATGTACTCAACTCTTCCAGTCTTGTATGCCTCAGGATGGAATGGCATCCAGAGTCCTACCTGACCAACGTATACATCGTGTGTCGGATCTGCCTCGCGGAGTACCTTAGCACGCAGTTGTGCCTCTTGAAGGGACGGGTATGAACCACGCACCTTAACTCCGCGCACGCTCGTTTGGAACTGGTTGGCCTCGTCGAACTCGGCAGCAAGGCGATCCTCGTTGTTATCAAGGAACGTCTTGAACTCGCCGGACAGCGAAGTTGGGAACAAGTTATCTTTCTCCTCCTTGCAGAACTCGACAAGGTCTGACTGGAGCGCATCGAAAGAGACTTTGTGCTTGTAGGCAACGAAGCTTAGGAATTGGGTGAACTTCTCCAATGCCTTGTTTAACTCCCACTGTTTAAGGAACTCTTCAAGCATGAATTCCTTTCTGTCCTTGACAATCGAGTCGGGCGAGATGAATGAGAGACAACAAAATTTCTGTCCAGCCACTGCCTTGTCCTCATCTAGAACGTCAACATACTTGGGATTAGGGCTCCCATCGGCCTGTTGCTTAAGGACCACTGCCTTCGGAGGAACTGCGTCGGAGCTCATAGTGTATACTATAGCCAGTATTACGTTTTTAAGCTCCAACCGCACCTAACTTTTTTTTCTGCCCGTACTCTATATAATGGACCTCATGGGCATTGATCTTGGTGAACTTGTTAAGCGCGCAATCAAGTACCTCGTTGAGGGCTTGATGGTTGCCATCGCTGCCTTCGCGATTCCTCAGCGCTCATTGAAGCTTGACGAAGTCGCTCTTATCGCATTGACTGCTGCTGCTACTTTCAGCATCCTCGATACCTACGTTCCAAGCATGGCTGTGAACGCTCGCAGTGGTGCTGGATTCGGTATTGGCGCAAATCTTGTTGGCTTCCCAGGTCAGCAAGGTAAGATCTTCTAAATCCCCGATTATTAGCGATGTGTTCTAAACATAGAGGAACATATCACTTCAATCACTATACACAGATGTCATGGAATCTGCGAAGCGTCTCGAGTATTAACCATTCATTCATCGATATCACACGCGAATATGGAATAGTTGATATCATAGAGGCAGATGACCTAATGAAGGCAATAGAGCTGCTACGCGCCGAGAGAGACGGTGACAGCGTTGTGATGATCAAGACACTTACGACAGACAGGACCTATATTGCAACTAATTGTCATCCATCACTGCACGTCGAATGGGGAAAAGCAGTGATAGCAGTGGTTACAAGATGCATCGAACTGAAGGAGGCATCGAAGCGACTAAAAAACAAATATCTCAAACGGTAGGGATGAACTCCCAATCAAGCTCTTCGCAGATCCTGCGCCAGATCTCATCTTGCTCTATCCGCTTTTCTCTGTCCTTCAGCATCGGGAAGAAAGGAAGGAACTCGTGTTGCTCCAACAACTCGCATAACTTGTAGACAGTGTAATAGTAGTTCAGGAAGTTGACCCGATCGTCAGGGCAATACTTCGCGTATGGTGCCTGAATGTCCATGAATAGACTACACAGTCGTTCCTCTAGCTCTGGGCTCATCACAGGTGGTTTGATCCCAAGCTTGTCCTTTATGAACGGAATGTGCTCGTAGTACTTGTTGTATCCAAGCTTCTTAAGAATCTCTTTCGCACGCTTATTAGTGATCTCAGCACAAGTGATTCTTTCCTTCTTTATCTGTTGCTTAATGTTCTCTAGAACCTCATCAGGTATTTGCGTGGTCTCTTTTGCCTGGAACTGTGCAAGAATCTCTCTGAAGTGATTGATCCGTTTGTATGCATAAAAGCAGACCTCTTTAGGAGGTTCTTTGTATGACGGTTTCTCGTGCTCAATAAGAAAACTTATACTAGCGTGACACACGTTACATACGAGCATTCCCTCGTGGTCGATTGGAATTAGCTCGCCCTTGTTGCACTCTCTACAGACATCTGTCTGCATAACATAATTCCCCATATCGAGGAAAGTCTCATCCACATTCGCAAGATACTCTTTCACTGAATTCCCTTCTTCTCTCGCAGACTGATCTGTTGACTCTAGGTTAAAAAACTGGTTCAGAACCCTAGTCTTGTTCTTACCACTCGCGATCTCCTTTTTGGCCTCGAAGTAATCAAATACGTATTTCGAATTGTCTAGATAGTAGTTAGTCTTCGCATTCTTGATCTCTCTGATCTGTGAATTGAGTGCAGCGATTTCCTCATCTATCGACATCCTCTCGTCGACATCAGAAGCTTTCTTACGTCGTGCAACTAAAGACTTACGGCTGTCACGCAGTCTCGGAAGTAGATCACTTTCATCGCTATCAATACGCTCAATGATCTCTCTGTGTTTGCCGTCCAAAGTTGTTGTGCTTCTGGCGCAGACTTGAATAGTTTTGCTGCTTTTTGGTTTGAATGTTGGCATTATAGTACGCATATGGCCGGAGGTTTAAATGCTTCGCAACATCGAAATGCTTATCGTTCTACAACGCCCGATGTTTTCTGGGATGAGATTAAGATGAGTGGCGAACTAGGACCGATAGCTATTCCCGTAATTAGTCAGCATGCTGTAAGCCCCAAGGAGATGCAAAAGATGGTATTCATCTGCAATGCTGTCGAGGATGGCTGGCAGGTCGTCAAAAAAACCGATACGTACGTGTTCACCAAGAAGCATGAAGGCAAGAAAGAAGTGTTCAGAGAAGGCTATCTAGCGGAGTTCATCGCAAGAAATCTGGCCCTCAGAGAGTCGAATTAGGACAAATTCGGCGTGGGTTCGCCAGATTTTTTTCTTTAGCAATAGTATAACCATGGGAGGTGGACTTATGCAACTTGTCGCTTACGGCGCCCAGGATGTCTATCTTACGGGCAATCCTCAGATCACTTTCTGGAAGGTGACTTACCGTCGCCATACCAACTTCGCAATGGAGTCTATTGAACAGACTTTCAACGGCCAGGCTGATTTCGGTCGCCGTGTTACCTGCACCCTTGCTCGTAACGGTGACCTTGCCTACCGCACCTACTTGCAGGTGACTCTTCCTGAAATCAACCAGCAGCTTGGTGGCAACACACACGGCAACGGCGTTTTCGCTCGGTGGTTGGATTTCCCTGGTGAGCAGATGATCGCTCAGGTTGAGGTTGAGATTGGTGGCCAGCGCATCGATCGCCAGTACGGTGACTGGATGCACATCTGGAACCAGCTTACCCTTTCCAAGGAACAGGAGCGTGGATACTACAAGATGGTTGGTAACACCACCCAGCTTACCTACATCTGCGATCCTTCCTTCGCTAACGTCGATGGGCCTTGCGATTCCTCCGCTCCCCGCCAGGTGTGCGCTCCTCGCAATGCTCTTCCTGAGACCACCCTTTACGTGCCTTTCCAGTTCTGGTACTGCCGCAACCCTGGCCTTGCTTTGCCTTTGATTGCTCTTCAGTACCACGAGGTGCGCATCAACCTCGACATTCGCCCTATTGACGAGTGCTTGTGGGCTGTCAACACCCTCTCTTCTTCCAGCGGTAACGCTAAGGTGACCTCCGCTTACAACCAATCCCTTGTTGCTGCTTCCCTCTACGTCGACTACGTGTTCCTTGACACTGATGAGCGACGCAGAATGGCACAGAACCCTCACGAGTACCTCATTGAGCAGCTTCAGTTCACTGGTGACGAGTCTGTGGGTTCCTCTTCCAACAAGATCAAGCTCAACTTCAACCACCCTGTGAAGGAGCTTATCTGGGTTGTGCAGCCTGACCAGAACGTGGACTACTGCTCCTCTCTTGAGGGAGGCACCCTCCTTTACAAGACCCTCGGTGCTCAGCCTTTCAACTACACCGATGCTGTCGATGCTCTCCCTAACGCTCTCCACGCCTTCGCTGGCCCTCAGTCTATTGGCGTGACCGCTGGTGACTACATCAACGCCTCTGGCCTCTTCCAGGACGCTGGTGCAGCTGATGTGACCGCTAACCTCAACTACTGGGGTCAGGGCACTGGTGCAAATGCTGACGGCTACAGCGTTGCTGGCGGTGGAGCAGGTGCCACTGGTGGATTCAACGATTCTATCACTGGCCCTATGTCTGGTGTGTCTGATGCCGGTTCCTTCGTTATGGCTGAGACCGCTCTTGACATGCACTGCTGGGGTGAGAACCCTGTTGTTACCGCTAAGCTCCAGCTTAACGGCCAGGACCGCTTCTCCGAGCGCGAGGGTACCTACTTCGACTTGGTGCAGCCTTACCAGCACCACACCCGCAACCCTGACACTGGTATCAACGTGTACTCCTTCGCTCTTCGCCCTGAGGAGCACCAGCCTTCTGGCTCCTGCAACTTCTCCCGTATCGACAACGCTACCCTTCAGCTTGTCCTCTCCAACGCTACCGTTGAGGGTACCAAGACTGCTAAGGTCCGCGTCTACGCTCCTAACTACAACGTGTTGCGCGTGATGTCTGGTATGGGTGGTCTTGCCTACAGCAACTAAGTTGCTTAAGTCCTCCGACTTCTATCTTAAATCACAATTTGATCCGATACTGATCATATTGTGCCTCATATTGTGCCTCATATTGTGCCTCATATTGTGCCTCATATTGTGCCTCATATTGTGCCTCATATTGTGCCTCATCTATCACCAAAAACGGTTAGCTTCGAGTCGTCCGCCATCACGAGTAGGCGCACGTATCTCTCTATCTCATCTGCATTACACCCACT